CATCATACCCATCCAGTTCCACGGCATCATCATAGAGAAGTTCACTAGGCGGTTACCATTTGACTTTATCTGCCCAATAGGCAGCCGACATTTTACCTTTCTTGATATTTTTAGCGTGACGAGACTTGAAGCTCTTGCGCTTCTTCTTCATCGCCTCAGACTCACCCTTCTTAGGTTTACCTGCAGTCTTAGCTCCCTGCTCACCGAAGCGAATGACCTTTTCCTTGCCATTCTCGCAAGCCTTAACGACGTGGGATTTCTTAGGATGAGAGGGGGTACGCTTTGGCTTATTACAAGCCATGCTCTTTTTAGAGACGGGTTTAGTGGCCATTATTATTCAGCTCTTACTCCGGCTTTGGATACTTGGTCTTAACCGCCTGACACGCAGCAATGTACGCATCAATCTGGGCTTGGTCGCCCTTCACAATGCCATCGAGGTAGTCGTTGACGGATGGGTATTCGGCAGCACGGTCACGAGCGTATTGCTGTGCATCATAACTAGCTTGCACAGAAGCAATCTCATTTTGTAGCTGCGCGTAGGTAAACCCAAAATCAGAAGGGTCGTTAGACATTACAGCTACGCCGCCCTCAACACCGACAGATACTCTGAAAGTCGCTAGGAACTCAGCTTCACTACTAGGCGGCTCTTGGATACTCCAACTTTTGTCGCCTACTAAGTTTTGTACGGCTTGGAAAAAGACATCCATCTTAATACCCCTTCTGCGCCATCGTTGCAGTAGTAACTGAAGTTTTTGCTATCTTGAGCGCGCCGAAAGCATTGTATCCGTTACTATCATTCTGCAAAAACAGTGTGCCGCCTCCTGACTTATACCCATACAGACCCAAAGTATAAGGAAAGGTGTTACCGCTACCTACTTCAATAATAAAGTTTGACGTAAGCGACATATTTGCGTTCCCCGTATAAACAGCTATACGTTCTTCCTGCATTTTCCATAAAATGCCGGAACTGTTAGAACCATCTACTTTTATCCTCGTAAAATGGGTATTGCCACTAAATCCCCATCGAAGGTGTGTCCACACAAACCAAACACCAGCGGAAGGGATGCTCATGTTAGCGAGGTTATATTGCGTGTTATCCGCAAATGCTTGGTACCCAACGTTGACAGGTTGGACGTAGTCTAGGTTTGTTGCGTTGTTCGGAAGCGTCACCGTCTTACCCGACAAGTCCAGAGTAGAAGCCAGCTTTGTTGCGGTTACAGTCCCATCACCAATACCTGTTAGGTAAGTGTCAGATAGCTTTGCAGCCGTGATGTCACCATCCGCAATACGAGCAATCGGCAAAGTGCCAGTCGTTAGTGCGCTGGCATCATTGCTTGGCGGCACATTATCCAACGCACCGCTGGCGACATCGCCATTGGCGTCCAGCAGGTCGGCTAGGTTTCTTGCTTTGCTCATTGTGCTTCCTCACTTGGTTTCGGAAACTGCGCCTTGATCGGATCAATAATGTCAGCCTTCCATGCATCCACCCCATTGTGGTAGATGTAATCCAGTTGTTCCCCTAAGTCTGGGTATGCTTGTCGGCGATTTACTTTGTACATTTCAGCATCATGAAGTGCGACACCTTCCCAAAAAGCATAACGCTCATCTGGGTCAGTAATATCACCGCCCGTACCAAAAATTTTGCTACCGTCGTCTAATGGATGTTTCATAGTCATATCGCCGCCACAGGTTGTACTTCAGATGGGAAATCTAGTTGATTAAGACCCCCGTTCGCATTCAGCCAAAGTACAATGTTAGTATTCATCACGTATGCGCCGTTGTTAGTAATGCGAAGACTGTTAATGTTGGCGTCATTTGGGTCTTGGTAACGATCAATCGTGATACCTCCTCCAAGAGTGCCCGCCAACAAAACTGCATCAACCCGATAACGTGAGCATTGTACCCAGTATAAAGCCCATTGGTTTGAACCCATACTGTGCTTAAATTCCATCAAACCACTAACAATGCCATAACCTTGGGTATTGGTGAAAATAAGTCTGCTATCCCCACCAGTATGGATTTGCATATTATTTCGACTACAAGCTGTAACTGAAGTAGAGGCGTTAGGGTTGTCTCTAGTGAAGTATTCAGGAACGATTGCAGTAGGGTATTTAGGGTGTGGCGTTACGCCAACACGATTACGGAAAGCCGCAGGGCCTAAGTCCGCTACCGTCGGAAATTGATTTGGTTCTAGTCCGTGTAATTTAGCCATCTGTTATTCTCCTACCCAAACACGATATGGAGTTGCAGGAGTGTCTACGGTAGGTAGCCCTGTCACTGTATGCGGTGCTTTAAGATTTGCGTGAAAGCCGTCTACTGCCACTTTGATTGGAACCTCGTTGCCAAACTCATCAGTTTTAGTTTGATCTGAGTCTGTGTAGATTGTGCCGATCATATCCAAAGCGTACCCAGTAAATCTCCAATCGTACGCTCCTGTAGGAGTCCAATCAGTTTCTCCTGTAGAAATGTTATTTTCATCTGTAGGATCATAGTCACGAACAGCTAAATTAGCGGCCTCTAATGCCTCCCACATCTCTTGTTCAGTATTTGTTTTCAAATAGAATTTGATCATTTTATGCCTCCACCAAGTAGTTAAGTGTGGCGTCAGGTAGGCGTTCATTCCAAAAAACAATCTTTTTAAGATGCCCTGTCATAGAACTACCGCCAGTTACAACACCAAATCGCATTTGCTCAATCATTGGCATATTACATGAGGTATCTTTTTGAAGGGCAGCACCACCAGAAGAACGCCAAGCGGTATCGTTCTTTTTATAACCAATAACAAACTTATCGTATGTGTCATTAGCAGGTGCATTGGCACTGCTGCTAACGTTAATAAAGTTTGTACCGTAGCTATTACAATATACTCTATATGTGTCTTGATTTCTAGAAACTTCTAGCCGGTGCGCCGTGTCATTTGCCGCACCTAAAGTGAACACGCGGTTATAGTCTTTAGCTACGCTGTAGCCTTCAAACATAATCGTACCTTCAGTCTGCCCAATCAGATTAGTAAAATTATCGTTTTTGTAGTTCCCGTCATGCTCAAGGCGTTTAACTTCAATTAAATAGTCATCAGCCGCACGAGTTCCAGAAGAACCACTACCACCCTTCATATAAGATGTGGGAGCGTTGAGGTTATCATTCTGTTCAATCTGTGCGCCCCATAAAAGGGCACCATCCCACTGACTTCCTGTATAGTTACTGGCTATTGCGTCTACACCAGAACGAGTTGAACTACCAAAACGTACATGGAAACGGAAACTTGCAGTTGTAATTGGATTAGCAGGGGTGCTTATCGTCCAAAAACGCCACCAACCATCCCCAATATATTGAGAACCACTATCATTGAGGGTTCCATAACTTACATCTTGGGCATTTACTGATCCGTCTGAGAAGTTAAACTCCACGATCGTTTGAATCTGTTTATCTACGTCATCTGTACCAGTATCATGGATAAAGATGCCAATTCGATCATTATTGCCAACTTGTTTGGCGTACATACTAGTAACAATTTTGTTAGAGTTGTTACTAATAGTAAAATCTTGGTAGAAAGTGTGTTGCCCTGTAGAACTGTCTTCTCGGATGTACACAGCATCCTGCGAACCGTCCGGGGCTTTAGCGTAATTATCGTGGGCAATAATACCTGCTTTATTCCATGTAGAGTCGAACAAGTTTGTAACTAAATTAGTACCTGCATCTTCAATTAAAAGGCCCTTACATTCTCGTGTAATAGGGTCGTAGTCGATGCGCGGGGCGTCATCCGACCAGCTATGATAGCGCATCATATAATTAGTGATAGGCTCACCATCTACGGGTGTGTACACACTTAGAGAACCTTCGTCTAAGTCTACCTGTGCGCCCCAGATGTAGATACCAGAAGAGCCGTCCAGAAGGTAGTAACCCGCGGCGTAATTGGCTACAATATCTGCACCTGTGCTACTTGCGGACATAGTAAATCGGTACTGAAGAGTTACCCCAGAAGTATTAGTACCTACATATCGGACACGAACCCAACAACGCTTCCACCCGTTTGCGTAAGATTCCATACCTGAAGAAACTACTTCTACTTCTGTACCCTCCTCTCTTTCTGTAACGGTAGACCCGCCGTGTATATCAAAAACAGCCCCGCCCCACTGGTTAAATTGATTGCGCCAATTTATTGCAGGGTAACGGGTGCCACTTGCGGGTTTAACAAACATAGACAGTACGGCTCCGTCGTACTTCTTCATGCCGCCAATTACGGCACTGCCGCCATCTGTATACCCTAACTGTCCTGTTACACCATCTTTGCATTCAACGACAGCCCCTGTACTGCCGTCTGGTGCCGTAACCGAAGAAGCGTTGGTTAGTGAGACTTTATTACTGAAGCTCCACCCCGCGCCTGAAATATTAAACGCAGTCGAGTTTGTCAAAGCATTGCCGCTAGACTTAAACGGTCTGCCAGTAAAACTGTACGCGCTTGATCCACGAGTTAGTGTTAAGTACGGATCAATAGCCTCTGCATTTGCAAAGTCTAAAAGTAGTGAAGGTTTTTTATTTGGGGCGTCTGCCGCCACATTGCGTACATTAAAGTCATCATCTATGACTGTAGTACCTGCAATTTTAATAGCCATCTTCGGAGTTTCCTATTAGCTGATTGTTGCGTTAGATTCAATGTCGCCCGCTACTTGTAGCTTACCTGTAGAATCCAGTTTCATTAGGTTAGTGCCAGACTTAGCAAAGTAGAGGTTGCCGCCCGATTCACTTACAACCCATCCGTTTGGTAGAGTTACAGTGTCAGTGTCTACAGTGCCGGTGACATCAATGCCTGTGGAGGTGGTGGCGAGTTTAGTGCTTCCGTCGTCAGACAATTCAAGAGAACCAACGCCGTCAATCTTTAGTTTGCCAGTGTCTGTGCTGATGCCGCCGTGAAGGGTGCCGCCTTTAAGTATTTGCAGAACTTGATTGTGAAACGCCCCATCATTGTAAAGCTGTAGAACCGAATTTGTCCCAGCTTGATGCAACTCAAGCGGGGTTGCTGTCATCTCAATAAGATTGCCGCTGACAGAGTTATGTGAGATGGCAAAGTCAGACCCAGCACCAAAGATGGCTTTAACATTATCGCCAAACGTAAGGTCAGACGACATACCATCGCCACTTACATTCAAGAAGCGAGAGTCTGCCTCAGCTTTCGTGTAATGCGTAGCGAGAGAGAATGTACCGTAAGCTACAACCTCAAGGCTATCGCCTAGTGTAGCAGCAGAGGTAAGCTGAATAGAGGTACCTGAAGTCGCTGTGAAGTCAGTGCCATCAACTAGACGTACACCGTTCAAGTACACATCTACGTAACCGGAGTCATACGCTAAGGTAGAGCCGTTATCATCTACACCTGAGAAGGTAGTCTGAGACGCTGTAGCAGTGTATGAGTAGCGGTCTGAAGTACCGTTAACAGAAGAACCTGCAGGCTGCCAACCAGAGCTGCCATACACGTACATGATGTTGTTAGAGCTATTGAAGTATAGCGCACCAGTAAGCAGTGTCTGACCGTCATTATCTACGGTAGGTGCAGAAGTCTTATTACCTAAGTAACGATCATCAAACTGGTCATAGATAGCCGCTGCGTTAGACTCAGAGGTGGCTGCTGCATTCTGTGAATTTAGAGCTGCAGTAGCAGAGTTAGCCGCCGCTGTTGCTGAGTTAGCCGCTGCCGTAGCAGAAGCTGCTGCAGAAGCTGTAGAGCCGTAGATATTATCAATGTAGTTCTTAGTAGCTGCGTCTTGTGCGTCCGTAGGATCAGCTACACCTGTAACCTTGTTACTACCCATAGCAAGATTGCCAGACATGGTATCGCCTGCCTTAGCAACACGAGTATCACGCTGAGCATCTACATAAGCCTTACGAGAAAGATCTGAATCTGCTGTAGGAGTAGTAGTAGACGTTACCTTATTCGCACCCATATCGATGCTACCTGTCATGGTACCGCCAGACAAGTTAAGCTTAGTAGCGTCTACGCCATCTACATACGCTTTAGTTGTTGCATCTGCCGTAGCTGTAGGAGTGCCAAGACCTGTGATCTTGCTGCCACCCATATCAATAGCGCCACTCATTGTACCGCCTGCCAAAGGAAGCTTAGTAGCTAGCGCATTGGTCATTGTGGTACTGAAGTTAGCGTCATCGCCTAGAGCTGCAGCTAATTCATTCAGAGTATCTAGTGCGCCCGGTGCAGCATCGATTACAGCGCTGATTTCATCATCTACATACTTCTTATTCGCTGCATCAGCATCTACAGTAGGGGTAGGAAGACCTGTGACTTTTGCACCACCAGACAGGGTGATATTTCCCGTCATAGTGCCGCCTGCTAAGTTCAGCTTCAGCGCGTCATTAGTATCTACATAGTTTTTAGTCGCTGCATCTTGAGCATTAGTAGGATCTGTCAGGTTAATAATGGTAGCTGTAGTAGCAGCGTCCATGTTCAATGTGCCGTTAACGGTCACGTTATTGAACGTAGATGTGCCAGTAGAGGCTACGTCACCTGCTAAGTTACCTGTCACATTACCAGTGATAGCACCAGTTACATTACCTGTGACGTTACCCGTGACATTGCCCGTGAGATTACCAGTGAAACCAGTAGTGGCAGTAGCAGCGGTGAAAGTAGCAGTAGTAGCGCTGTTACTACCAATGACAGTGCCATCAATAGTACCGCCATTGATATCAGCGGTAGCTAGGGTAGCTTGTCCGGTAGTCGTTACAGTAGTGAAGTTACCTGCTGCACGAGAATTTGCACCAATGACTGTTCCGTCGATAGCACCGCTGTCGATGTCTACCTTACTGATATTGACCTCACCTGCACCATTAGGTGTCAGATCGATGTTGCCATTGGTATTAGTAGAAGTAATTGCGTTACCATCTACCTTCAAATTGTCTACACGGAGATCCGTTACCGGGGAGTTCGTACCGATGGTAACGCCATCAATAGTGCCACCATTGATATCTGCAGTGGTTACGGTTCCAAGATTAGAAACAGCAGCACCGGAAAAATTAACAGTACCGGTAGCAGTAAGACCAGCAAAAGAACCAGAAGAGGCAGTACCAGCACCGATTGTTGTACCATCAATTGAACCGCCATTAATGTCAGCGGTATCCGCAACTAACGAGTCAATGTTAGCAGTCCCATCAATCCACAGATCCTGCCACTCATTGGTGCTAGAACCTAGGCTGTAGGTACCATCAGTGAGAGGAAGAATACTTGTATTGACTCGGCCATAGAAAGTTACTTGGTCAGTAGCAGCGTTACCGAGGATCACATTACCATTCAGGTAGGTGATGCCTACAACGGTCATGTTGGAGTTGGTGCTAAGGTTACCACCAAAGTATCCAGTACCTGTAGTCGTTACGTTACCAGAGATAACGGCGTTACCAGTCAGGGTCAGGTTGCCACCGATAGAAGCATTGCTGGTCAGGGTGAGGGTGTCACCGCTTACAGCATCAATATAGCCAGTACCATCAATGTAGATGTCCTTGAACTGGTACGTGCTAGTACCGAGGTCTACAAGGTTGTTAGCAGATGGGATAACGTCATTGGACGGAGTAACGCCCAGCGCCTCTACCCAGAAAGCATTGTTGGTAGTGTTGGCAACGCAGACGTACAAACGGCCGGTAGACCCGTCGATCCAGATGGAACCCGGGGCATAACCAGCCGTGTTATCGTCAGTCGTAGTTGGGACGGAGCTTGCAGTAGTATTGTTGAGGCCACCCGTACCACCGTTTGCAGGAAGCAGGTATCCAGATACAGAAGTACCTAGGTTAATCGGTGGAGAGTTGCCAGCAGACCCATCGTGACTGTGGCCAGTAGATGGATCAAATGCTGCAGCAAGCTGGTTTAACTCTGCATTCAGCGGAGGTGCCGTAATATTAGCACCGTTAACGATGTCAGCTACCGATTGACGAGTGTAACCTGCCATTTAACGTCTTCCTGCAATAGAGAATTCAAATACGATCCCTTGGATGGAGTACGGACTAAAATCCCCCAAGGTCACGTACGTCAGCTGGGTCGAAAACCCAGAGCCTTGTACGGAGGTGGTAATGATTGGTTTCTCATTACCGCCGTAGTTGATGTTTTGGCCGCCGTAGTTAATGTTACGGCCTTTGTATCGTACCGGAGCACCACGAGAGCTTGCTGAGTACGAAGATGGACGAACAACCGTCGGATCATCCCAGTCGAAGGTCATCGCCATGTTCATGGTTAGGGGGCCTTCTGACCGGATAAAGGTATTCACCTTACGCATCGTCTTGCGAACTTCCGTGTCCCCAAAGTCGTAGTAGGGGGTGGAGTAGATCGCTAGGATGTCCTGTCCATTGAAATTACTGCCCTGCTCCTGTCGGTAGATGCATCCATCATAATCTCCGTGGAGCACCAGCTCTTCTCGGTTCACGTATTCAGATGCACAAGCACTTGCACGAATACCGATGAGCTCACCGAACTCCCACCCTAGGCGTTGGTCGGCTGAGCGAAGGCCACCGATGATACCGAAGCTATCTGTGGTAGCTGTGTCGTCATCACCAATAAAATAGCGGAGCTGTGACTTAGAACGGATCACAACACCGTTGAGGGTGTCTAGGTCGTAGTCTCTAGGCAGCTCAGTCAGCAGTTGCTGGATATCCTTAGAGATAGTCTCCAGCTCAACGTCACCAATGCGACTGGTACCTGCCACAGGGCGGAGTCCGTCCGGGGCTAGGAATACGAGGTCACCACCAATTTCGAGTACGCTATCACGGGCAATACAACCAACGTTGGCCGTTACGTTATCCAGTACAAAGCCGTAGGTAACGTCTGGAGCAACCTTCTTGATGGCATTGTTGCCGAATACGAAGAGGTCATCTCGGAAAGGCTTAAACTGTACGACATCGAAGCCAATGGAAAGCTGCCCAGCGCCAGCCGCTACGGTAAAGTTATAGGGATTATTCGGGGCCGAATAGGCCACAGTAGCTGACGCCTGAACGTCCCCACCCAAGATAATGTGGTTCTCAAATACATCCACTAGAGCGGGTGCATCGAGACACTGATCTCCGCCCGGAGCATGTGGCCCACTTTGGTCGGAAGTACCATCCCCAGTAGAGAGGAGGACATCCCAGTGATAGCCGTCAAAGATGAGTGCTGGGTTGATGCCGTCTACGAAGATCAGGTTGTTGCCGTCCCCGAAGTTGAACCCAACATGGCGCAACTTGTTAACGTGGGTACCTGCACCGTCCGTAGTGGAACGGAAAATATCGTGATCCAGTACGTAGCGATCCCAGCCAGTAGGAGTATGACGAAAGAAACCATACTCATTGGGATCAATGACAATTTGCTGCCCTGCAGTTGCTCCAAAATTGAGCTCAAGCGTGCTACTGTTTGGCACAGTATAGCCGCTAGAGTAGAGCAGTGATCCACCCTGCGTCACAAAGATATGGCTGGCAGGATTATTAATCTCTAGGGTGCGGCCGTTGTCATCAACACCGGTAAAGGTAGTCTGACCCGCTGTAGCCGTGAAGTAGTAGGGCTTCAGTTTCCTAGCAGCAATAATAACTGCTTCATGTGCAATTCTATCTTTGTAGATTGCAACGGAAAGGATCTTGCCCTGACAATCGTTCGGGGCCACTTCCGCATAATTCTCATCGTATGGCTGGAAGCCTTCAATACGACGGTAGCCCCCATAGAGGCTCACTTCATAATTCACTAGGCGTGTGGCACAGCCCGGCTTGTTCTCTGAGATGTCTAGATGGTTCTCAGTTGAATCAAGTCCGCCGCCACATACTACCTTAAACGATTGAATGCGATCAGGCATTAGGCCCCCGCTCTACTCTTACGAATGACCCGAGTGTCTTGGAGGTATTCGTATTTGTTGATCAGGATGCTTTGCATTTCTTTGAGGCCCTGCTGGAAGATCTGTGCAGTAACCCCGGCTGCTTCCATGTTATCCCTGAACATGTAGAAGTGATACAACGCACCGTTGATGATCACATTGTCATATGTAGCCGGGATGCGGGTCTCATCATCGTATAGAGAGAGATCCGTATGATTCATGAAGTAGCGGAACCTAACGGTATAGGCCGCATCCGGTGAAGGGGTTACGCCATAACCATTGCCGTGTGATGGGAAGACATACTCGGGTAAGCCACGTCCAACGACACCAGCATCCATATCGTCGTCACGGTGGTTAGTGTACCACTCGTCACGATCCATAAACTTGAGGGATTTGTACCCTGTACCAAGACCGGAATTCGCTTGAATCTGGAAGGAATTCCAATCTGAAATCTTGAAGTAGGTAGGCCAAGAATACTCTTCTTGCCCAACTGCTAAAATCTGAGTGTGTTCGGCAGCATTGAACGGCCATTCAAACTCAGCCTGATTGATCTTAGCCACAGACGCCTTAATAGCATCCTTAGCCAAAGCCTGAACGCCACGAACATTAGGAAAATCGGCCTGCGAAATCTCAACCTCATTGAGGCGGCGCAACAGCTGATTAGTAAGATCTATAAACGTGGATGGCATTAGAACTATCTCTTACAAACGTGGAAAAGGCGACCCCCCTTTCGGGGGGCCACCACCACTAGCTCACTTAGGCGAGGTTGTAGTTCGCAGTGAACAGAGCTTCCGGACGCAACACCTTACGACCGTAGAGCTGCATGCCACGAACGATGTCAGCAAAGCTGTCAGGATCGCGGTAAGACTCGGTCTTGTTGAGCTGCTGTGCGGTTGCTACTGCGCTGTCGTGACCAGCAACCAGAACGCCGAAGTTGTCTTCAGAACCGGTGCTGAGGGTAGTACCCGCACCAGTACCGACGAACGGCAGGTTGTTGGACTTGTAGACGCGGAAGCCACGGATGAGGCCAGAGCCTACACGACCGTTGCGCAGTACGTCACCAGCATCCTGACCACCAGCATAGTCATTCGAGATGAACTTGCTGTTTTCGTCCATCAGGATTTCGTAGAATACCGGATCAGCCACAAACCAGCGGCCTTCGGTGTCTACGTTAGCCTGATCCATCTGACGAGCGATGCGGTTCAGGACGGCGAGCGGAGAAGTGATACCAGAAGCACCACCACCAGCCGCAACCGGGATAGAAGTTACTTCACCGAGTACACCCAAGTCAGAACCACCGAAGTCGGTGATGTCCAGCTTGTTGGCAGCCAGCAATTCATCGTTACCAGCAGAAGAATCTGCCTTAGTACCGTTTGCTGCACTACGACGGATCCAGCTGCCACCGGCGTTCAGTTCCCAACCAGCGAGGTAACCCAGAACTTCACCGTCGAAGGTGTCACGCAGACGGTAAGCAGCACGATCCGTTGCCAGATCCATGAAGTTAACGTGGCTGTGTGCAGCTTCGATGTCATCGATCTTGAACATGAAGTAGTTCGCCTGATCGACAACGAGGCTGAAGTCAGCATCACTCAAGTTCTGTGCTGCGACAGTGGTGCCACGAGCGTAAGAGCTTACAGTGATTTCCGGCTCCTTGATGATGCGAACGCTGTCACCGAAGTTAGCGATCTCACCAAAGTAGTCGGTGTTGGTGATGTCTTCTACAACAGAAGACTTACGGAAAGACTTTTGGACTTTCTGACTATAAATGACCGGCGAGAAATTGCCGTTCGGCAGGTTGCCATAACCTGATGCGGTTGAAAATGCCATTTTAATTTCCTCCTGTTAAGGTCGTTTTGGCATCGAAAACAGCCGGGGCTGCTTAGGGGTTCAAAACGAACACTTGCTTCAAGAGGCCAACTTCACTGGCCGGGTAACGCACTAAGACGGGCCGGTCACAGTTGGGTAGTCTGCTGCTTGTTGTTCGTTGTATGTGGTTTTAATAACCACACTATGGACTCAGGAATTAGAGTCAGTGGTTGCCTCCAAAGAGGGGCACCTAGTCATATTTCTGAGGGGGTTGGGGAGAGACAGGAAGAGAAATGAGAAATACCCATCTCTCCCCGAAAGACATTAGTTGGTGACATTATATCACCTTAGCTAATGTCATTACAAGTAGATTTATGCAGCCTTGCCGCTTAAATCGTACTCGAATAGGCCATTCCGCATTGCTTCGGTAATTGCAGCCTCATTCTTCTCGAATTCAGCGGCACTCATCTTAGCAACTTGGCTTTCCTTAAAACGGGCCTTGCCATTGCTTACGGAAGCTCCGGTGGCACGTCCTACGGATTTAGCGGCATCCGATGAACTGGATACACGCTTTTTCTTAATACCGGCATCAGCCTTATAAAGATCAATGGCACGTGCTGCTGCACGAGCGTCGGTATTGTTCTTGTAGAGGGAGTCCTGCACCCACTGAGGCTGCTCACTGACCCACTCATGGAACCGGGAGTTAGCACGGATCTCGTCGAAGTCCGGGTGTAGCCTACGAAGCTCCTGTTCCGCCTTCTCACGCTCGATCTTCTGCTCCAGCTTCTGAATACCGGCCAGCTTCTTCTCACCGATGGCAAGAGCTTCCTGTACTCGCTTCTGGGCAATCGTATCGACGATCTTGGCAACGTCTGGGTACTTTTTGGCCCATTCCGCTACCTCTGAGTCCGTCTTCGGGAAACGGATCTGCTGACGAGTTGCGCTATCTAACTGATTTCGCATCTGCGCCATCTCTGCGTCTTTCTGCTGCATCATCTGCTGCATGTGACGGCGTAGATCGCCATAGCGCTTCTTAAATGTGCCTTCTTCCGGATCTCCGGATTCAATATCATCCTGCTCTTCTACAATATTTTGAACAGGCAATTCTTCCTTGTATACGTCCTCACGGTACGCACCTTGGTACTTAGCCATAAATAACTCCTAGGGGGCCGAAAAGTAGACCGGCGATGCCGGTGGTTCTGCGGGTAGCCCGTGCCGCAAATAGAGCGACCGTCTTATTTTGAGATTACGGCAAAGCGTACAGACGGTTTGTAAGCAAACTGGCCCGGCTCTGAAGGGTAGAGATCTTCGTCGTCTTCTTCTTCCTCGACGTCCATCATCTCTTCTTCTACTTCGTGCTCAGCTGCTTCAATTTCATTGCCTTCAGCAGTTTCGTGAGAGGTATCTTCTTCAAGATCCTCTTCGTCTTCTTCTTCTAGATCTTCTTCATCAATAGTCTGAATCTGACCATCCATATGCATAGCCATCAGGCCCATCTTGGCCTCATCACGAAGCTGCATAAAGGTCTTCAGACCGTGGTAACGGACTACATCCGCCGGTACGACGTACTCACCAGAACTAATCACAGCTGGGATATCGTCACGTACGTTTTCCGGCGAACTGCCCGGAGGGATGTCATTGCCGGATACCGGATCAGTACCGACACTTACCTCAAAGGTATCTGGGAACATAAGACTCATGGGATCACCACATGGCATAGCAATGCCTCCTTTTGCGAAGCCCATAGGCTTACGTTTAATTTGAAATCTATCTAAATATTGTTGTGCCCTTTCAGGCTCCATGATCTCCATACGTCCATCATATTCCTGCTGAAATATGGGGTTCTCGTTATGGATCATATAATCAAAGGCATCTGCCGCTTCTTGAGTGTCGAATACCTCAAACACACCTTCTTCAAGGGCTCTGTCTCTAGCATCCTCAAAGCTCAGCTCTTTGCCGTCCCAAATAGTTGGGATGATGTAGTTCTTTCCACCTTCCTCAAACTGAGCTGTGTAGATGGTAGAAATACTTCCATCGTCACGCTCTACTGCCGTGTTGTTGGCTAAGTTTTTTAGGTGGTGCTTTGTTAGGTTGTCTAAGCGGTCTGAACGAGCGGTGGACTCAAATTGAACGTAATACAACGCATCTGGAATCTTCTCGAACTCAAGGTCGATATCAGACTCTAGGGCCGCTTTTTTATCCTCAGTAAATTCAATGGCACCGTTACTCTTTTGGTAGAGACGCTCTACACCATTGATGATGTTTTCTTTCAGATCCTTGACCTGATCTTGGTCATAAAGATTGACGCCCTGTGCTGCCAGATAACGGATGGCTTGCTCCATCGACAGGTCATCTCCACGAGACAGAGAGCGATACAGATCTAGACCCGTTGTAGCGGCTTCATAGCTGCTGTCCTGATCCGTAAACCTGTCCTTGAATTCACCAAGGACTTCTAGCGGGTTGTCTGCCATCAGGCCTTGGTAGTGGCCCGTTTCATGGATGGCAGTATCTATACGACTTTGATCTGATCGAAACTGCCCAGCTAAGCGCCCTGTTTTAGGCGAACCAAACAGGGTCTCTGGTGTGACTACGCCAACGGCAGGGCTACCAGAAATGTTATAGGAATTCTCATCACCAAGAGCTACGCCAACAGAATACGGAGCCCTATCCAGCAGATAGCTATCCAGCTCTTTTAGCGGTTCTGGTGCTTTCTCAGCAACATCCTCATTATCGAACTGAAGGCGATCTAAAAGCTCAGTCTGAGCCTTAGTATTCTGGTCGAGCATGTAATCAAACCCTTCCGGGTACTGCTCTTCAATCTTA